CCATCCAGTAGACGTAGCCGTCCTCGGAACCGAAGAGTGTGCGTTCCTGGCCTTCGGCAGTCTCTCCGGTCGACACGGTCAGCACCGGAAGCGGGTAGAAGCCTTCCGTGATGCCGTAGCGGATACCTTCATTGCCGTTGGCGTTGTAGGGGACTCGCGACAGAATCAGGAAGCGTGCGCCGTAGAAGAAGCGCATCTGGTTGAGCTTACGGAGCGTAGTTGCACAGGTAGCGTCCGAAGAGACCCGACCGAAGAGAGACTGGATGTCATCAGTGACCGTACCGGCATCGAAGCCGCCGAGGGCATCCACACGGGACAACTGTGTGATGCCACGGTCGTCGCTGGAGAACACGTCGTCGATCTGAGCGATACAGCCGTCGAGCGCACCAGAGTTTTCCGAGGCCAGACGCTTCTTCCAGTTCTCAGCGGAGTTCCCGCTGAATGCGAAAGTTCGCTGTCGGGTGAAGATGGCAAGGTTCTCGGAGCTGGTAGCAGCGAAGCCGGTAATCTCATCACCGACGCCGACTTCCTGAGCGCCGAGGAATCCGTCCAGCTTGTCCGGTTCGCCGGGGAGGGACGTGAGGAACGTACCGCCGGTCGTCGATATGAACAGTCGCTGGTTGAACGGGATGACGTGCTTGCAGACCTCAGGGAGCCGAAGGTAATCGGCGGAGATAGGCTGAATTACGTCATGCTCCGCGTTGATCCACATGGCGCAGTTGACGCCGTCAGCGAAGTACATGCTGTAGGAGTCGGGCCGCGCGTAGAAGTTGTGGTTGACGTAGCTGACGCGGCCTCCGCCCTCCGGTTCAAACTCAGCGACAGCCAGGACGGTGCCCAGATCGGCACTGTCGGAGTCCCGCGTGATGCCGGTCGGGTCACTGCCGGATACCCGCTTGATGACATAGACCAGCTCGTCGGTGACTTCGGTTCCGCTGGTATCGTAAGACGGATGGATGCCGACGATGATGTCGTTGCCACTGTTGCATACGTCGCCGTAGGCCGCTTCGTCTGTCAGGCCTGCAGTGTCGACACGAGCGACGCGAGCATACGGCATAGCATCCCATGCGCCGGAGTTGGCCCGGAAGCACTGGAGATTGTCAGAGCCGTCGTCGCGCCACGCGTAGACGTCCCCCCGCAGCTGGGCAACGCCGCGCAGCTGTCCTGTTCCCGGAACGGGGTCAATCTGGTCCCGGCGGTAATCCTGCGCGTAGGTCCGGTAGGCGTCGGCGGTAGTGTCCTCCCACGCGAATTCTGGATCGCCGGACTGCAGCGCGGAGACGACATTCGCTCCCGTATCGAACGCGATGGGGTAGTCAGTCTCCAACGGGTTGTCGCCGGCCACCTCTGCCAGGACGAGGACGATGGCGGTCGAGTCGTAGTTCTCCTTCCGGTACACGACGGTGCCCGACAGGGACCCGACAGTAACCACGGACCCGACGGTGGTGGCGACCGCATCAGCGCGGTTCTGCCAATCCTCGATAACAACGCGGTAGTAGGCCGCCTCGGCCGGGGAGGGACCACCGTCGAAGCGTTCGTACCCGGCGATGGTGGTGTACCCGCCTTTCACGGATTCGTAGCAGTTGAGGCCTTCCAGCAGGGAACCGGGACGTGCCTCCAGAGGAGGCGTTTCGAGGTCCAGTCCTCCTTCCAAGGCGACGTAGGTGTTCGGCATGGGATTACCTCATCAGCGGTTTCGTGGGTTGCCACTCCGGCAGGTATTCGATCAGGAGCGTGGCGTAGATGGCGTTGTAGGAGCGGATGGCGGCTTGATACAGGCCGCGCCACTCGTTGCCCTGTTCTCGGGCGTAGTTCTCGACGGCCTTCCAGATGATGGCCTTGTGGAACGACGGGTCCATCCACGGCTCGTTGTCGTCCGCGATGAGAACCTGCGGAGCGGCGTAATACTCGAAGACCACGTTGTGGACGCCGTTCGGAATCGGGTCGAGGACAATGGCTTTGTCAGGGCGCTGGCCGACGCGGTCGGGAACGCCTGTGTCGTATTGGCCGATGCTGCTGCGCCAGTTGAATTGCGCCAGCTTCTTCGTGCCGTTCAGGGCGTAGACCTCATCGAGGACGATCTTGTCCCCGGCGGTCCGGCCCATATCGGTAAGCGTGTAGATACGCTTGCCGCTGGAAGTCGGGAAAACACCTACAGCCCATCGGAACGTCCACGTTCTTGCTCGCTGGATTTCCAGCCATGCGTCTCGGACCCAGACTGCCGCCTGCTCTGTGTCGTCACGGAGCGAGGTCAGCGTCTGAACGGTGTCTTCCATCTGTGTCTCGATGAGGAAGTCGTTGACAAGCTGCAGGTAGTTCATTGATTACGCCTTCTTGATGAATCGGAGGACCTGAATGGGGTACTTCGATGTCTCGATGCGGTCTTCGTCAGGGGTTCCTGGCTTGGCCTTCTCCATCGAAGCGACAGTGAAGCCGACGCTGTTGGCGTCCATAAGGACATTGTAATAGCCGATAGGAACGGTCACCTCGACTTCACGCTTGATCGTGAACATAGTGCCGTTGAGTCCGCCACGGACAGGCTCGCTGCCACCTTGGGTTGCAGTCTTGCCAATCTTGATGACGGCATGCGTCGCGCCGTCGGCAGGGTCACGTTGGACCCAGTCCATTGCAGCGCAGACTTCGGAAATCATGTATTCCCGCGAGGATTCCTCGGGGAACTCAAGACCGGCGTGTGCCAGCGCGAATGCGCGGATTTCGGATGACGCTGCATCGTAGATGGAGGATGCGGTCAGCTCCGGTGCGACCGGGTTCTTGGGTGTACTGTTAGCGGTTGCCATATAAATGACTCTCCTCGAATGAAGGAATGGGAGGCCCCGAAGGACCTCCAGTTACTGCGATGATTACTCGGTAACGGTGTGCTTAACCGCAACGATCCAGTCAGAGTTCAGCTCTTGCTCGCCGGAGTACATAATCCAGCCGACGGAGCCGGTCTGACCCAGAGGGTCGCTGTCAGTGGGCTTGCCCACAGAGCGAACGACAGGCGTGTAGACGCCCTTGCCGGAGAGGTTCAGACAGCCGTAGGCGTCCATGCCGACGAACAGCGCGGTGTAGACGTCAGCAGACGTTCCACCTTCGGAGATGTTGGTGCCTGCAGCACCGCCTGCATCCAGCTGGGGATTCAGGTCGGCAGACAGGATGTAGCGGACGTTGTCCACTGCGCCCAGCTCCATCGGGTGAACCGGCTTCATGCTGCCGTAGCGAGCGACCGAGACGAAGCCATCCATGTTGCGGATAGCGCCTTCTGCGTCGGTGTGCGCGAAGCACATGAACGCAGCCTCGATGGGCCAAGTGTTCTCCTTCACGCCGCCGCCGACGATGGAAGTGAACTTCGTCGCCTTGTTGCGGTGGAGCGTTCGGACAGACTTGCGCTGTTCAGCCAGCGACAGCGGGTCGACAACGTCGCCGATGGCAGTCTGTGAGCCAGCGTACTGGACGTTCGTCGCGGCGCGGAGGATGCCCCACAGGAGAGCTTCCTTCGTCTTCGCAGCCTGCTCCGAGTTCAGCTTGTTGATGTCGCCGAGAACCGGAGTGGTGTGCAGGTCGACGAGATGGTCAGTGACGGGCGTGTACGCACCGTACTGCTTAATCTCTATGTCGATCTGGTTGTAGCGCAGCTGCGTGGCGCTGGGCGGTACGCCTTCAGACAGCGGAGTGTCCGCAGATGCATACGGGATGGCCCGACGTGCGCGGAGGACCTTCGTGCCGTTACGCGGCAGGGAGAACTTCTTCGCACCGATGGACAGTACGAGGTGGGGCTGGGCGTGCCGAAGCGCCTGCTTCTCAAGAGAAGCCGCGACGGTGCCGTTGATGTCGCCAAACTGGTTGGCAGTGTAATCAGGGGTTGGCATAGGGATTCCTTACAAATCGTCGTTGTCCCAAGCGGCCTCGTACTGCTCTTGCACAGAACGAGCGGGCTTGGGCATTGAGGGAGCACCGCCGGACCGGGGTGGCTCGTCCATGTCGGCGAGCGGATCCTTCTGGGGCGGTGTGTCGTCTTTCGCCGGAGCCTGCTTGGCGGTCTGTTCCTTGTAGAAGGCGAGACCGGCAATGACTTCATCGGCGTTATCGGAATGGATTGCGGCGTTCACGAACATCGGCTGTCCGTTAAAAGTGAACACCGGGTCCGACTTCAGGTATTCGTGGAGGTCGGGAGTGTTGTAGAGCGTCCCTGCATCTGGGTGAGCCGCGAGAATCTTCTCGACGGTCTCAGCCTCTGCATCGGCACGGTCTGACTCAGGCTCCAGCTCCTCCTCCTTGCCACCGCCGGTAATCTTGCGGATGTCTTCCGCATACTCAGGGAATTCCTGCTCGAACTTCGTCGGCTGTCGGGTTTGTTCCTTCAGCTCCGCGAGTTCCTGGCGGAGTTCCTTGAGTTCCCGGCCTCGGCTGGCAAGGCGGTCGTTCAGGGCCTTGTTCTGGCCCCGGAGGGAATTTATTTCAATCTCAGCCGTCCTCATGGCTTCCTGTTGGTCGTTCGGTTCGTCGCCAGGAGGGTTCCCGTTGTCCTCGCTCTCCGCAGAGGAGGCCTTCGGGTCTTCACCGGGTTCACCGTCGGTGTCAGCAGGAGCAGACGAATCGGATGCGGTGTCGTCATCATCTGACTGTCGATACTGGCTCTCAGCGTCCACGCCCTGATCTTCGCCGGGAGCGTCTGCACGGTCCCATTCGGCATCGTAGTCGGAGAAAGTCGTATCGTTGAGATTATCTTCGGTCGGCATAACCATTCCTCGTGTTGTACCTGCGGTCGCGGTGAGCGCAGGCGGAATTCAGTCCATTAGGAGTGAGGCAGTGTCGCGGCGTCCCCCGTGATGAGGGCGCGGACATCTGCGAGTTGTTGGTGTCGTAGACGAAAGTCCCGACACTCTCGGTCGGGTACTCTCGGGTTCAGGATGAGGCTCTGGAGGTGGTCGAGGCAATCGTCGATCTGCTCCAGCGCCTGCATGTAGCGGGCAGCATCAGCAAGCATGTCAGACTCCGTCGTTCCCAGTGGTGAGCTTGTAGTTCATCTCCGTCTCCTTCGTGTCCGCGTTCTTCAACGCAGCAGCGGCGGAGGCTTCACGCGCGGGTCGGTCAGATGCGACCTTGGCCGCAGCGATGTCCCTCTGGGTCCTGTTGTTGAGGAAGACCTTCTCTCGGTCAGCGTCCGTCTTCGTCTGGAGCTGGATGATGGACTCCTGCAGCTTATCGGCGCGGGCCTGTGCGCGGTCGCTCAGGTTCGCTGACTGGATAATCTCCTGCAGCTGCACCTTCATCATGCCTAGCTCATGTGCCCACTCGGCCTTCTGTGCTTCCAGACGCAGGTCAGCCTGCTCCAGCTCCACTCGGGCTTCTTCGACCTCGATCTTGCGGATTTCCAGCTGCTGTTCGGGAGTCGGCTGGTCGCCCTGCTCCTGTTCGGCCTGCTGACGCATTGCGACTTCGTCTTCGGTCTCGATGAAGCGCCCTTCGGGCACCTGCATGACACCGGCAATGGCACGAAGCAGCGGGATGGGCTTGACGCCTTCCGCCTGTCCGCCTCCGGTCAGGTTGTACAGCTGCATGTAGTTGTTCGCCTGCAGCTCCTTCGCCAGAAGCACGGACGCTCCGCGCGGCTCGACGACCATGTGACCCTTTGCATCCGGGTCGGTGTCGAACTGCATGAAGAAGTCGTAGAACCGGGTGATGAGTCCCAGCGTCACGTCGTCATCCCAGCGACGGGCGAGTGCCCGACGGGAGACGGTCGTGTTGTTCTGCATGATCTGCGTGGCACCGAGGGTGACCGGCGCGTTGTCCAGTCCGCCCTGCGCCTTCTCGACGCGGGTGACGCCGGACAGTTCGTAGGCATCGTCGACAGCACGATCCATCATGGCCCAGAGTTCGTTCAGGTTCTGGGTGATGTTCACGACATCGAAGGGCGGGTTCTGCGCCTCGTTGGCGTAGGTCTCTCCGGTGCGGAGCCAGACCTTTCCGCCGTGTAGCGTCCAGTCGCCGTCCTGCGGTGTGATGAGTCGCTTATCGACCACCACCATCGGAGCAGCACTGAGGCCACCGTTGTCGAGCGCCATGCGCCATGCGGCGACGTAGGTGCGCTGTGCGTCCTGAATCAGCCATGGGATTCCGTAGCCGAAGATGCCGAGCGGGTCTTCGTCCCAGACGAACACGCTGTAGATCGAGTCGGTGTTCTCGTAGGGCGACACGACTACCTTGAGGATTTCGTCCTGGCACATGAAGACAACGCCATCGAAGAAGTCGTCGTCGTTCGGTGGCGTCTTGTCGAACTGCTCCAGCATGTCTCGGGAGATAGGGCCTCGACGT